GTTATGCGTGTCGACAAACTGCAATATTCATACTGAAAATAGATTTTCCTTTCATGGAGATAACTTCTACCTAAAGTCCTACTCAGAGATGGAATCAATCTTTCCAGAAGAATGGTTAGATAATACTATGCAAGTGTGTGACATGGTTGAGGTGGATTTAAGTTTTGGTAATCTTTATTTTCCAGACTATCCGATAGAAACGGGGGAATCTTCTGACGAGCATTTCGATAGATTGGCTTGGGAGGGACTTGAAGAAAGATATGGTAGTCCACTTCCTGAGCATATTGTAGAGAGAGCTAAGCATGAGATAAGGGTTGTTAAGGAAATGGGTTTTCCTGAATACTTCCTTGTAGTTTCAGATTTAGTTAATTGGGCTAAAGAAAATGGTGTAATGGTTGGCTGGGGTAGGGGTTCAGCCGCAGGCAGTATTCTTTCGTATGCCTTTAAAATAACTAACTTAGATCCTATTAAGTTTGGTCTACTTTTTGAAAGATTTCTTGTAGAAGGAAGAAAGTCAATGCCTGACATTGACTTAGACTTTGATGATAGGCATAGGGATAGGGTTATAGACTACGCTAGATCTAAATATGGTGACGACAGAGTCGCACATATTTGTACATTTAATAAAACCGGCGCTAGACAGTCGATCAGAGATTCTGCTAGGGCTTTAGGCTATAGCTTTAGTGAGGGTGACAAGGTGTCAAAACTTGTCCCTGCACCAATCTTAGGTGTTTCCAAGAATCTTTCCGAATGCATGGAAGTGGATGAGTTTATAAAGGAATATAATTCTAATTCTATTTCTAAAGAAATAGTTAATACGGCTTTTGGGCTTGAGGGTATCATTAGGCAAACAGGTATACATGCTGCTGGAGTTGTTATATCAAAAGGTCCACTTACAGATTATCTACCCATAATGCAAAAGGGTAAAGATAATCCTATTGTAACCCAGTGGGATATGGGTAGGGTTGAACAATGTGGACTCCTGAAAATTGATTTCCTTGGGTTAAGAAATCTTGGAGTAATCGATTCGTGTATAAAATTGGTTAAAGAGAATAAAAACCAAGACATTGTAGTTGATGATATACCCATAGACGATTCTGTGACTTTTGATGAACTTTGTAGGGGTAATTCTATTGGGGTATTTCAGCTGGAGTCTTCTTCTATGAGACAAATGATGATGGCACTTCAGCCTAAAAGTATTGAAGATATCATGGCCTTGATCTCGTTACATAGACCAGGCCCTATGGGTTCTGGTATGGACAAGGAGTATATAGATAGAAAGCATGGGAGAAGCAAGATTACCTACGAGCACCCAAAACTTCAACAGGTTCTAGAGCCATCTCTGGGAATCATGTTGTATCAAGAAGATGTGTTGGCTGTCTCTAGGGAGTTGGCTGGCTTTACTTCTGCAGAAGCTGATGACCTTAGGAAGGTTATTGGTAAAAAGTTAATGGATAAAATTCCGCTAATGAGAAAAAAGTTTGTGGAAGGATGCACGCAGTTTTCTGATTTGGATGAAGGATTAGCTAATAAGATATTTTCTGACATTGAGTATTTTGGTGGTTATGGTTTTAATAGGGCTCATGCGGCAAGTTATGCGATGGTTAGTTATATAACTGCCTATTTAAAGTCTAATTATACTGTGGAATATATGGCTGCTCTTATGAGTTCGGTTGTTGGAAATAAAGATAAGCAGTCTTTATATCTTTCAGATTGCAGAAAGCTAGGAATTGATGTTTTGGCTCCATCAATTAATAAATCTGGAATTGATTTTCAAGTAGCTGACAATGATAAGATTATATTTGGCTTTTCTGCTATTTCCGGTATAGGTAATTCAGTTGCAGAGGCGATCCTAAATAGTAGGGGTGGTAGTAGTTATACATCTATGTATGATTTCTTTAGAAGATGTGATCCTGTTATTTTAAAGAAGAGCACGCTTCAGAATTTGGCACAGTCAGGGGCTTTTGATGAGCTTGTAGAAAACTATGTAGATGATTATTCTAGAATATCTGAATTATCAGCATTAGAAGAGGAAAAAGCTCAGCTAGGAATATACGTAACCTCTCATCCGGTTATGGGTGTTTGGGACATGTTGAAGAAGAAGATTGATTTTGAAATCGTAGATTTACCAGAAGTTTCATCAGGATCTTTTGTTAAAGTGGGTGGAATTTTATCTGATGTTAAGAAGATAATCACCAAAAAAGGTAGCAAGATGTTCAAGCTGGTTATCGAGGATATATCTTCTGATACAGAGGTGATAGTTTTTCCCAATTCTGCAAGAAATATAGACGATAACTTTTTCTCAAAAGGTGACATTGTTATTGTTTCTGGAACAGTTGTTAATGAGTCAGAGGGAGAAGTCTCTGACGTGAAAATATACTTTTCTTCTATAGAAAAATTAGATTCATCAACTATCAATAGGGGCAAATCGATAACGTTCTATTTACCAGATGATTTTAAGGGTTCTATTATTCAAAGTATATATGATATAATATTAGCTAATCCTGGTGATCGACCAGTTTACATAGAGGTAAACCTAGAAAAGCACAGATACTCTTATAGGTTTAATAAAACTGCGTCACCCAAGGTGCAAGAAATCGTAAAATCATTAATAGAATTGGAGCAGTTAAATGGCGGCTAATGGAAGCTATAGAAATCCAACTACAAGAGACTGTTGGAAGTTTTGTGGCTCGTGCAATAGATGTGGAGATAAAGGGAAATACGCTAAATGCGCAGACTGCAGTGGTAGATATGACCCAGCAGGAAAAATAGATCCTCATCCTGATGATTTCTGCGACTGCAGAAATGGGGTACTCAGATGGAGAACTCAGCAGGGGAGATTGGTCATCACTAGGTTTAAAACTAATCCATTCAAAGGTGAGGTTAAGTATCAAAAAAAGTCTGAAGATGAAAGAGATTGGGATTCTTATGTTAACGATATGAGAGAGAAGATGAACGATCCAAATTGGAATCCGATACAGATATATGGAGATTAATGTGAATAATGAATTTATGGGTGAACCCTTTAGTATCAATACAATATCTAAGGGTAATATAAAAATAACTGAATACAGTAGTGATAATACTGGCGAGGTTCTTCGAGTTTATATTCAGAACGGAATGCTGGGCTTCTGGGCATCTGATCAGGAAATGCGTGATCTACTCTTGTTACTTAATTACTATATAAACATAGAAGAAATTAATAATATAGAATAGGAGATTTATTATGTGGCCAAGACTAGAGGATGATTTTATGGAAATAGGAGAATCAGGCTGGATACCAGTTGGTGAAGGTTTATTCAGAAATAAATATAATGGGCATGTTATAGACGAAGCGGGAATTGAGTATGACTCAAATGGAAAAGTTGTTTATGATCCAAACAATTTGCAGGATTAATATAAGGAGTTTTTTTGAGTTCAATTACGATAAAGAGGTATGAAGATTTATCAGATTTAGAAAAAATGTCTTTAGTAGACTTTTCTTATTCCAGGATAGATACATATAAACAATGTCCAGCAAAATATTTTTACAGTTATATATCAAAAGAGCCTAGGCAATTTGCTCCAGCAGCTGTTCTTGGAAATATTGTTCATGAAGTTTTTGAAAACATTCTAGAGAATGATAAACCACTAGATCTATCTGCACTTAAAACAGAATATAATTCTGTAATTCCAAAGTACGATCCCTCAAATCAGATACCCACAGAACTTTTGGATGCAGGGTCGGCGATTATTGAAGATTTTTATGATACTCATCAAGATGAAGAGTTTAGCATTTATGCTAAAGAGTTGTCATTTGATTTTATTATTGGATCTTATATAATTAGAGGTTTTATAGATAGGGTCGATGTTCGTGATGGTCTAGTCCATATTATTGATTACAAAACGGGTAAGTGGGAAGTATCTAATAAAGAGATACCAAATAATCTGCAGCTCGGTGTGTATGCCCTGGCAACTTCTATTCTATTTCCAGGTAAAAGGGTGTATGCAGAACTTTACTACTTGAGATCTGGACGAAGAAAAGGGCATATGTTTTCTGTTGATGATCTTGAAAGAGTAAAGGTAGATCTTATTAATGGGATGAAGCAGATAGTCGATGATACAAATTATCTGCCCACTACGAATACGAGAATGTGTTCTTATTGTGATCACGCTAAGTCGGGGGCTTGTGGTACTGGCGTTTATAGAAACAGTAAAATACGCAAATAAAAAAGAGGGGCAGACTGACTAGCAGTCCACCCCTCTTTCTACTGTAAGATCAGAAATCGCTGTTGAAAACAGCTTCCTCTAGATCCTCATCACCGAAGGAGGCAAACAGCTCGGCCTGCTCCTTGTAGTTAGGTGTAAACTTAACTAGCATCGATGTAGCCTCGTCTTGAGAGAAGCCAAGTGACATTAGGTCGTTAACTGTGTTGGTCTTAATGTTCTCGTTGATGCTGGTGATCAAAGTGTTTAATGTGTTCATATTGTAACCTTTCGTTAAAGTTTGTATTTTTTTAATTTATATTGTATAATTATTCTACTTATAGGTTTACGAGTAAAGGATATCACAATGGGTGCAGATGTTGTCAAGTCGAGAGAATTTTTTCTGGAAAAATCTTCCTTCAAGAAACATCCGAACCTGAACAATATCAGGAACAGACAGGTGGATCAAGTCCTACTGGAAAATGACGGAGTGATCGCTCGCAAAAAAGGTAATACCTATCAGTACACTAAAACGGGTTTTAGAAACGATATACAGATGAACGTCAGATCTAGTTGGGAGGCTAATTTTGTTAGAGTCCTTAATCTGTATAAGATAGATTTTGATTTCGAGCCAACAGTTTTTCCTTTTCCAGTTAAAAGGGGAACCAAGGCTTATACTCCAGATTTTTTCTTAAAAAGAAACAATGATTGGATAGAGGTAAAGGGTTACCTAGATGATAAAAGTAAAATTAAACTCAAAAGGTTTAAGAGGTATTATTTAGAAGAATTTTTAAATTTAACATGTGTCATAAGTAAGTATTCTAAAGATGCAATCAGGTTTATGGATGAGTTAGAGGTTCCTAGAGTTGTATTTTATGAAGATATACGTGATGAGTATTCAGAATATCTTTTAAATTGGGAAGGAAAAAAGTGACTCAAGATTCTGGTCAGCAAAAGAAAAAGAAAACCTACAAGGAAACATACTACGCTCTTCCAGAAGAGGAAATGCAGAGCCTGATACTTAAGGCTAAGTCTGGGTCATCTTTTCATCAAGAAGAGCTGATTAAGGTATTTAACAATTTCTTAAGTAAGTATAGCTCTTTGTTGTACTATAACAGATTTAATTTAGGGGACTACGATATAAGAAGGTTTATCTCTCTATTCATAAAAGATACGTATACCAGGTATGCTTTGAGAAAAAACAAAATCACACCCCAAGCCATGAAGGAGATACAAGAGTGCATGAGAGGTATTAACTATATGGCAAGAAGGTACGGGGATGAGGAGGATATTCGACAGACTGTGGACATGACATTCTTCCAATGTATTGCCAGATATGAAAGGAAGGGATCTATACCGTTTAGTGGTTTTCTTTACAGTTATTTCTTTTATCTGCTAAAAAAGAATGTTGACACTTTCTTAATTGATCAGCTCGGTAGAAAAACTTTCCCACTAATATCAGATGAATCTAGTCCAGATGAGGATTCAGAAGATAGCTATGTTGGCTTTAAGGCAGATCCAGTTGAAATGTCCTTGGAGGAAATGCTATCTTCTGATAAAATAGATGAATTCTGGGTTTTGGGTGAGAAAAATTCTCCTCCGTTTGATAGACTTACAGTTCAAGAAAGGCAGCTTTTGAAATGGAGATATGTTGATGGTCAAAGATCTAGTCAGATATCTCAAAAGATCAATGAACATCCCAACACCGTTAGGGAACACTTATCTAAAGTAAGGCAAAAAATAGTAGACTACATTATTGAGCATGATATGTACGAATATAAAACTTTAATATCAATGGAGAAAAATAAATGAATAGTCCTTCTCTAGAAAAACTTAGAGAGCTTCTAATTGAATTCTTAGGTCCTCAGCTTTCCGAGGTAATTCAGGCCTATAGCAGTATAGATGAACAGAATAGGTATTTTGTAGAAATACCTGAGCATGATACCGTTGATATGGGTTTTGAAACGATAGCTTCTCTAGTTGCTAGAACTTCTAATGTTTACGGTAGGGCAGCAAGATTCGCAGGAATGGCTAGGGCTCAACTTAAAATCCTTCAGGGTGATTACAATAGAGTTTATAAGGCCAACAAGATAGGCAAAAACGACGCTGAGAGAGAGGCCTCCGCTATATCAGCCGCAGAGCAGGAGTATTCTGCTATGGTTACATGTGAGTCTATAGTTCACTTGGCTGAGGCAATAGAGCTGTCAGCCCGAATAGCTTCTGAGTCCGCAAGAAAATTAATGGACAAGATGCAATCAATGCAAATGGCCACTTATAGGGAGGAAAGAGGCTTTTACAACAGTTCTGATTTCAGCACTTACTAAGGAGTTTTATGTTTTATGCAGTTTACAAGAGCGTGTCTTCCCCGATAGAGTTCTATGCGGAACCTAGGGAGACTTGTGATTTTCCAACTCAAGTAGAGTATAACGGTGATAGATATAGCCTACTTAAAACTATAGTAGTTTCTTCGCCATCTGTTGAGAAAAAATTAATGGAAACTATTAAGAGTTTAGGGATAGAATATGATATCAAGGTTGTTTAGATGGTATGAATGTTGAGGTTTTTTGTGATGGTGCGTCAAGAGGGCAGGGCCAGAAAAGGTTTGGCGAAGCCTCCTGTGCCGCAGTAGTTTATAGGAATAAGAAAAAAGTGGCTCAATTTGCCAGAGGGCTTGGCCCTAGGACTAATAATGAAGCAGAATATGAGGCTGTTATAACTGGTTTACTGATTTGCTCTATGGCAGATTTAATAGATCCAATAATATATACCGACTCTGCAGTGGTTGCTAATCAGGTTAGTAGTAAGTGGAGATGCAAGAACGCATCGTTGCTACCTCTGCTGATGACTATAGAAGAAATAAGGTCTGAGTTTAATTTTAGAGTGGTTCAGGTTAAAAGAAATTATGTTTGGGAAGCAGATAGTCTGGCTAACCAATTTCTTGATAACTTAAAATACAGAAAGGATGGACTGCAGTAATAGTTGTGGTATAATTTAGCCTATGAAAGATTTTAAATATAACCCTAGTAAACCCATTATAATAGGCCTCTCTGGAAAAGCAGCCACGGGAAAGACTTCTGTTGCAGAAAAGATAGTTCCAAAGGCAAAAATTGATTCTCAAAATTCTAATATTGTTTGGGACCATATTTTTTTCGCACTTCCTTTGTATGAGCTAGCTTCAATAAAGAAAGGCGTTATTGGCTCTAGGCAGCAGGTTAGGCAACTTTACGGAGTGCATGATACGCTGTATGAACTATTTGGTAACTCTCCTATAGGGGACGTTCCGAACTATGAAGATATGGTTCAGATGGTTCAGCAGATTCAGTCCATGCCGATAGAGCCCGAGGGTGTTAAGCCTAGAACTTTTCTCCAGAAGTCTGGAGACCTGTGTAGATCTCATGATCCCGAATGTTTCTGTAAATGGGCAATTAGAAAGTCCAATTCTTTGCATTTAAGTTATTTGCGATCTTTAAATGAAGACACTGAACCTTCTCCGTTTGCCGTCATTATCTCTGATGTTAGGTTTCTAAACGAAGCCGAAACTATCCTTAATCAAGATAATGGAATAATTGTGTGCTATACTGCGTCTGATGAAGTGCGAAACGAAAGAATGTTTTCTAGAGATGGTGCATACATGACCAGTGAGCAAATGAACCATCCTTCAGAGCTACAAGTGGATGATATATGTAAGATATCTAACACGGTAATAAATACTGATGATCTAACTGTAGATGATCAAACTTTGTTTACTCTCGATTATGTTAATGGTTTGGTTGCAGCCTATGCCTAAAATAGTTCCTTCAGCATTTGAGCAGTCCGATACTCATTCTATAGAAAAGGTGGTACAAACTTTGTCCAATGAAATAAGTATTTCTACTAATCCAGTTTTTATATGTGGTGTTAATAGAAAAATTAATATAGGTAATTTTGAAAACATAGATGTCTATGCCGGGATTACATTACCATTAGCTGATGTATCTCTAGAGGATAAGGAGGCTTTACAGCAAGCTGTTGAAGAAGCTGCAGCTTATGGGTTTGGCATAGTTTCTAAAGAAACTGGCGAAAGATATTTACTAATTAAAGAGTCACAACAAGGAAGTTGATAAAATGAATATAATTAAAAGATTTTTTAGAAATATAATCCCATCTAAAAACGAAAACATTGTAGTTCAAGAGCAGCAGCTTGGTGGTTTTGACATAGATGATCGTACCGTAACTAATGTTACTCCTATTGAAGTGGAGGAAGATATTAGTGAGATTGTTAAGATAGAGCCTTCTACTCCAAAGCCAGTTAAGAAAAGTCCTGGTAGACCTAAGGGTTCAGCTTCAAAGAAGACCCCTTCAAAGAAGACTCCTTCAAAAAAGGCCCCTTCAAAGAAGACCCCTTCAAAGAAGGCCTCTTCAAAGAAGGCCTCTTCAAAGAAGACTCCTTCAAAAAAGGCCTGATCTTATGGCTAAAAGAAGAGGGGTAACCCTCTTTTTTTAGTTTATATGGTTACTATTATATTTAGTATATTTTGAAAGGTATTTTTATGGCTGACAAAAAAGGTTTTGGGATGAAAACATCCTCTGAAAACAACCACTACAAATTTCTCGCAGACGCTAAGCCTAATTTTCAGGATCTACCAGTTACCCCACCTTCTTCTGTTCCGGGTAAAAGAAAGATAAAGAAAAATAAAGGTTAATATATATGGCTATTAAAAAGTTCATATATATTAGTGGGCCAAGAATGGGTACAAACAACCAAAAGTCTAATGGTCCTGTTTTGCCGTACAAGACTAAGAGTAAAAAGAAAAAAAGGAAGCGCAATGGCAAGTAAGAGAGATCCAAGACTGGAAAGAGCGGGGGTGTCTGGCTACAATAAACCTAAGAGGACACCTAGTCATCCAACTAAGTCACATGTTGTAGTGGCTAAAGAGGGTGGTAAGGTTAAAACAATTAGGTTTGGTCAGCAGGGTGTTAAGGGTTCACCAAAGAAAAAAGGCGAGTCCGAGTCTTACGCTGCC